TTAATGTAAGATGAAGTTATTAATCCCAGAGGTGCTACTGGTGTATTTAAGGTGAGAGAAGTGTAAGTCTGAACATCATAAAGGTACAGATCCCAATTTGTAGATCCATCTTGATATGCAGAACTAGATAGGTTAAATGTATAAACTCTGGCATCACCAATCTTTGTTCCACCACCACCAACAAATTTATCATAAAGATCAATAGATTCCTTCTGCTTTGGTGCTCCACTTACATTATTGACTCTAAGAAGGTTCCCCATCTCAAAAGGAATGATCGCGGATGAAATAGATCCGGTATCTCTTGGTTTTTCTACATCTAAAATTGTCCCGACTGGTTTTTCTACATTATATCCACCAACATATGCCTCACCAGAAGACAATTTAACACACATCAAATCATCTGATGGTGTTCTTTGCTGATCCGTAAATTGATCGTCAAAAAACAATCCATCATTTCCAAGTTTATCATTTAAAGAATTGTGGACGGATATATTGAAGTTTTCTAATGCATAATGTCCAGATTCTTCATATGTTCTTTCCGCAAAATAATCTCCAAGTCTTGCAAGTTCTGTTTTAGTTGTAATCTTTTTGATCTTACCGTCAGATACTCTGAGCAATTCTACAAAATCAGTGTCATTGGTGTCTGTTAATAATTTTTTAGTTAAAGTTAAATTTATTTGTAATCTATCTGCTCCAGGTGCGGAAAAATTTGAAAATCCTTTAGCATTATCATATAAAGAATTATCATCTTTTGCATTTACAGTCAGTTCTTGAATTTTTAGACCAACTCTATATGAAGGAGTATTTGTATAATTGTCTAAAATAATAGTTTGCTTGGAAACATTTGCAAAAAACCCTCTGATAAAGTATGTTCCTTCTCCAATAGATGCTGCAGAACCTATTGAAGTTGCATTTAAGTCAATAAGAGATGCGAATGGAGTTCCTGAATTAATTACAGTATTTCCATAAGTTACATTTTCACTAGCAAATAGAGATTCTCCATCCTCAAACTGTTCGAAAACAAAGTTATTATTTGAATCTACATATTTTACATAAATTGTCAAATCTTCAACTTGACCCCCATCTGGAAGAGATACAAATTGAACAGTTGCTGTAGACCCAGAAGATTGTCCTGTTATCTTTTTGCCAATAAAGTTATTGATGTATAAAGAAACGTCTACACCAAAATTCGTGGAGTTTAACTTTACGGCATAATACTGATTATCGTAGGTTATATTTCCAGGACTTACTACGGTTCCATCTTTAAAAATATAACTACCAAAAGACTCAACTTGATTTTGTAAAATAGATTGGAGGGTTGTTAATTCCCTCGCTTGGACTGGATATCCTGGCTTAAATAAGACCTTATAAAAATTTTTATTTGAGTCAAAATCGTCAAAATATGGATTAACGTTTAAGTCTGTTTTTTGTGCCATCTTTTTTTAGAATTCCAGAATGATTTTAATGTCTTCTTTTTGCCTAATGTTTCTTTGTACTTCAGGCTTGTTATCAATGTAAATAATATCCCCTGTCTTTTTATTTATCTCTGGACTTGCAAGACCAGATGTGAAAGTAACACCAAGATCAACCCCGTTAAAACTACTTCCACTGAATCCAGCAGAGACTGTTGCTGTTTGACCTGATGGTGATGAAAATGTGATGGTGCTAGTGGAATTGAAATTCGTAACAGTAGATCCAATAGAAACTCCTGTATAATCAATTTGATCTTTTTGGTTGTTAAAGTATAAAGATCTATCTCTATAGTATTTTAGAACCTTTGTTGATGAATCATATGAGGCAACATAACCCTTTGCAATGCCCACTCCCACTTGCTCTTGTGTGATTTTTTCACCAATCACTGGAGTTCCAGAATAAGAATCAGTTAATTTTATTGCATATAATGATGAATATGTTGATCCTGTATATGTTACAGAAGAGGATTGAGATTGTGGATTTTTAATTAATCCAACTTGTGCAAATTTTGTATCAATCGGAAAATCTTTTGTAGAATCATCAAATCTGGAATATACTAAAACTCTATCGGCACCCAACTCTGTATAAATGTCGTATCCATGACCTTTTGATGGTGGGATGATTGGTATTAACTTAGCACCATTACCAACTCCCAAATCCACTACTCCCCAGGTATAGTCACTTCCACCATCTACTACGTCTGCCTTTGTAATTTTACCTGCGTTAGTTGTTATTTGAACTGTAGCACCAGTACCATCACCCAGAATATTGTAAGTTCCATCACTATATCCACTAGTACCAGCAGACTCAATGTAAACTTTTTTTATTTGACCGGAAGTAGTAGCCCCATCTCTAACTCTAGATATTTCTGGATCTGTAGATGTTGACCAATTATTAGGAAGAACAATATACTCTGTTGAGTCAAATTTTACAATATCACTTGGAGATACTGTAAACAGATATTTCCAAGAATAATCATCACCACTAGCTTTGGAAGGTAATAGGTCAGTTGATGTTGGTTCAATTTTTGATCTACTACCCTTTACCAAAGATCCAGAAGATCCATTATCAATACAAATATAAACTCTAAAATCTTTATTAATCACATAATAGTTTGAATCATATAATCTTGCCGACTTTGAATTTGGAGATTCGTTTGTACTACTATAATCATGTCTGTACATATCATATTGTGTATTAGAAGTCCATTGTACTTTTCTTATGACTCTTCTAACGTTATCGCCAGTAATTCTTTTTCCAAATAGAGAAGTATCTCTATAATGTGTCATATATTGTAAATTATCTACTGGATTTGGTCCATTTCCAACATTTTGGGTGTCCCAAGTACTAGTTCTACCAAACCCAACAGATGGATCTTTGGCATTTGACAATCCTAGAAAAACATAGTATGAATTATTTGTATCCAAAACAGAGTCTACAAAATTACTCGCATTAAGTATTCTAAATTGATCTGTTACTACGGCAGACATATTAATAGTTTTTTAGATATTTATACAGTGTGTGTAATATTAGATTCTGTAAATTGAACCTGTTTGTCTCAATGTGGTGTCTCCACCCCTTCTCATAATAACTGGGTATGTTGACAATCCAGAAACCACCCTTCCAGTTACTCCAATAGATATTGGATTTAATCTTTCCAAATCGACAGTATTTGACAATCTCCCCCAAGAGAATTTTCCAACCTTTCCTGTAGTATCAATTCCAACTAAATTTGAATTGGAATCAACATAGCAAGTAACAATACCAGCAGGGGAAGAACCGGGAGTTACAGAAACCTGTTGAACATGATAAATGTTGTCTAGGTATGTAGAACCAATTGCTACAACATCAGAATCGCTGGATGAAAGAATGGATGTAACTCCACTTCCAACTTTTGTGTCTGTAATATAAATTGGATATCCTGTGCTTATATCCGACACATCATCCAATTCAAATTCAATTCCCAGAGGAGAGCTACCAGTAGAAGCAATCCCTATAACATCTCCAGAATTTCCTATAATATTTGTAAAATTACTAATAAGTTCAACATACTCTACAGGGTCTGTTGTTCCAATTCCAACAGAAACATTATCTACGACCAATGCATTAAAAGATGATAGGTCTGGATCTTCATATCTGAATAAATCAATACTATCAACAAATATCATATTTGCACTGGTATCAACATCAGATATAATATTTGCTGTGGGGAAAACAAGTGATTTTAAAGAATCTCTTTCTTTTGAAACATTTTCTCCATTTATTTTTTTATCGGATTTTTGTTTCGTCCACTTAACTGGTTTCCAATCTAACTCGTTTATCCCAACTCCGCTATATGGATTAGTTTCAACCACGTCTGAAGATGATATGTTAGTTACAACTCTACCCTGTTGATCAATACCAATTTCCCCAGCAAGAGATGTAAGAGTATCACCAACTTGAATTGTTGTATTTGTGTTTCCAGATCTTACATCATTTCCAGATCCTTTATAGAAATATATTGATATGTTATCATCTTCTTTAGGGGGGTTTGTAAATTGGAAAGAAGTTCCTCCACCAAAAATATATGATGTTCCTGGAACCTGAAGAATTCCATTTATAAAAATTAAAAGACAACTTGCAAGATCAACATCTCCGTCCTCAGGAAGTTCAAAACTACGTAGTTCTCCATTATAGTTGAGTGGGAAAGTAACTCTAGATCCATCTTGATATTCTTTTATAGAATCAATAAAATCTAATTCTCCAAATTCCCAAGCAGCAAAGGTATCTGAATAAGTTTCAAGAACCGTTATTTCAAAATCTTGAAGTGGACTTGATAGACTTCCATCGGTGACAAGTCCTACTGGTTTGAATACATCACCTTTTCTAAAACCATAACCAATCTTAGAAAATTCAAACTCAGTGACACCAAAATAAGTTGCTCCTGCTCCCGTTTCTCCAACAGGTCCAACGGAAAGACTCATTGAAAGTCCTATTCCAGTAGTAGTTGTTGTTCCAATTCCAATTCTAGAAACACCAACAACTGAAAGATTTTCATATGATGGAGATGAAACTAATATAGATGGATTATTGTAATTGCTTCCTTCTCCATCAATAGAAAAGGTTAGAGTTCCGCCAGCACCGACAACTGCAGTAATTGTTGCAGCTGCTCCAGAATGTCCTGTTTCTGTAATAGCAACACTTACCAATCCATAATATCCAGATCCAAATGTTCCTCCAATAAGGTCTGTAGTAATACCAGCAATAGTTCCTCCTGCGCCAACTATGGCAGTCACAGATGCTCCCACAAGAGGTGCAAAACCAAGTCCAGGGGTAGATCCATAAGAAACAATAATTCCTCCCCTTGGAGTTTGATTTTGATTTACATCAACATCAGATGTAATATAAATTGCTGGATCAGAATTTGCGATAGTTATACCAGAGAAAACAATCGTGGTTATTCCTGGTGATGGAGATGTATTCTCAAAAATATTAAAGTTGCCATTTGGATTGTTGTCTGTTGATGGTTGTTGGAATATTCCATTTATGAGAACAATTCCGTTTCCACCACCTGTTCCAATTCCAGATGTGTTTAGTCCTGATGTTGTTAAAGTAAATGTCCTACCAATTCCATTAAATTCATTGGATATGTCATCATATATTTTATTAGTTGCGTAATCAGATCTTAAAAATACTCTACCATTAAAATCGGATGTTTCAAAATCTAAATTAGATTTAGTTTTATCTATTTGAGGATTACCCCTTGGTGCTTGAGTAAAGTGGATAACATTTTCAACAATATTAAATGAACCTCTGTAGATATCGACTGTATTTCCATTTGAATGATTTGTTGCACTAGTCCCAACAAATCCTCTATCAACGTCTACAACATTAAATGTGCCTATTCCTGTTACTGGACCAACACTCGAAGTTCCCAATCCAACATTGTTCACTCTCATATATTCATTATTAACTTTTAGAATATCTAATGGATTAATCGATGATATTCCAGACAGAGTAAATGTGTTTGTTGTCGTTCCAATAGATCCTGATAATGTAGTAGATGCACCGGAGAACGTTATAGGATGTTGTATGGCATCATCAACTACAATTATTGATTTAGTGCTCTTATTCGCCATTTCAAACTGGTGAATATTTCCACCACCAAGATCTGTAAATGTTACCGCAGCTCCACTTCTTGTTGTTGATATTTGGAAACTTTCTCTGTTAAAATCTGTTACTACAGCAAACACAGTCGATGGTAAAGTGTCAGTTACTCCACTAGTAAAGTTTGTATAAGTCATTGCTGTGGTAGCAATACCAATTATTGAAGATTTTGGAGTATAAATCAATTCTTCACCATTCTTGAAGAAGTGATTGTTTATATTAAAAGTTCCAGTAGTAGA